ACCCAGCCATAATTTACTCCTATTAGGCAATTTGAACGTATTCTATTATAAATGTAAACGAACCAGCAGTTGTAGCATCTACTGTGTTAGTAATGTTGCAGTAAATAGTTCTTTCAGTGTCTGTGTATTGAACAGAAGCTGGTGCTGTAGTACCGCTTTGAGTTTGTAAGACTAAAGTCGTAGTAGTTACATTATGCTCAACAACAGTCGTACCACCATCAAGTATTTCATCGGTTACCGCTGCAACAATTTGCGCACCTGAACTACTTGTACCTACTTCGTAACCAATATCTCCTGTTCCTATTACTGGAGAAGTATCACAAAATATTTTTATATCCGTAATGATTGTATTAGCTGGTTGTGTAAATTCACCTATAGAAGGACTATCTCCAGCAGTAGTGTTTACTGTTACACCAGTTGCAAAACCAACGTGTTTCACATATTTATTTGTAACAATACCCGTTGAGGCAATAACTGCGGTATCAGTAATCGCTCCGGTACTACTGTTTTTAGATACGACTTTAAAGCCGTTTTCGGACCGAACTGGTCCATTAAAAGTTGTATTTGCCATAATTACTTTCCTTTAAGAAAAACTTTATCGTCTTGGCTTGTCTGCTAGGTCAGTCGATAAAGAAAGTTAACCCTAGAAAATGTTTCTTTTAAAGTCTACCGCAAAAAGAAAAGGGCAGCAAGAAGCTGCCCCTCTTTTGTTACTTAATTTTAAATTAAGCTCCTGGAGTTCCAAACACACAACGCCAGTCAGATACTCCGAAACTGTAACGCTCTCTAGCTTTAAAACGAGAGTTTCCAGTGTCAAAGTCCCCTTCCATTGCTGTACGAATAGGAGTTCTTTGGAATAATTTAAAACCATTTGGCGCGTCAGTTTTAATGAAAAACGCATCAGTATCTGTCAAGAAGTGGTTTACTACCGCTCCTTCAGGGATCATACCCATGTTGTTCATAGCGTTTGCATCATTATCTGCTGTGCCTGATCTAAGGTTTGAGTTCATAACACGCTCTGCAATAAACTGTAGCTCTTTAGGAATAATTAGTTTCATTCCGCGAACCGCAATTTTAAGACCGCGTTCGTCTGTTAAACCTGCAATATCAATCAACATTTGTTCCAAAGAAGTTTCATTTAGGTCTGAAGCCGTTGATAAAAGGTTTCTTTGGTTTCCGCTGATTGATGGGTGAGAAGAAGAACAAAGTGCAGCACCGTCTCCTACTGGATTGCTAGTAGAAAAGGCGTTGTTTAATATCGAAGCAGCTTTGATCTGTTTGGATTGACTCATAGATCGTGCTAGTGCGCGTGTGTAACGAGCCGCTAAACGGTCATATAAGTTATCTTCAATCGCTTCTTCTGTAATACTGAAAGCCAACGCAATAGTTTCATGCGTGTAACGTGCAGTAAATGTTTCTTGCGCATCATCAAAAGAAATCGCTGCTCCTTCGGCTTTAACCGGTGCGGTTCCAAAGCCTGAAAGCATTGTTTCTTCCTCGAACGCTCGATCAGAAGTCTCAGTTTCAAAGATCTGTTCGTGTTCTTTTTCATATCTATCATACTCGAGTCCGAATAAAGCATTTAATCCGGGTTCGAGCTCTTTCGCTAGTTGTGCTCTTGAAATAGCCATTTTTTATGCCCTCTTGATTAAATGCCGGTTGAGTCCGCAGTAGTCTGCGAATCAAATCGACGAGTTGCTGCATTAAAGTGTGCATTTAGTCTTACTAACAACGGAATACCCGCTGCAGAAAAGTCACTATTTGCTTCATCATCTACAATACCTACAATACGCAACGGTAGTGTTGCTGTTGTAGCGATTGAAGATACGCTTAATGCTGAGTTAGAACGCCCCGTATCATCAGAACCTGTACGGGCAGAAGTACCAAGTGTAGCGTTTGCGAACACGCCTGCTAGAGCAGTTGCTCTATTAGTAAGTGAAGCATCAGACGCAACTTGGAATAATTGATTTGGGTTATCAGCTACAAACGCTTTTACAGGATGATTTGTATCAACGCTGACGCTGTTAGAACCCGGCCAGTAATTTAAAAAGACTGGCTTTTTCTTAACGGAGTCATGGTACATAACGCCTGTTAGGACACCTAAAGCTTGTGTAGTGCCACCACTTGTAGCACCAGCTTGGTCAATAACGCCAGCAGCCAAAGGGACTACGATAGCGTATTGATATATAGCGTTAGTGTTATCGGAAGCAATTTCATACTCGGTTACACCGGTAGAATTAGCGCCACTCCCAACAAGTCCAACAGGGCGAAGACCATAGGCAGTTTCTTGGTTTGCCATTTTATTGTCCTCAAATTAATTAAAAATTAGCCCTACGTTTTTTTGCGTGGGCCACCAAAAGTTACTCTAGATTGACGGTCAGGTTTAGTGATCGCCATAGTAGAGTGTGCATTTTCTCGCATCATATCGTGGTCTACTGCTTCAAGTTGATCCGAATGTCTTTGTCTAAAGTATTCGTTTCTTTCATCTGCTGTTTCTAACGGTAATCTAGCAAGAAGTAGCCCGCCGACTCCAAAGACACCTTCATATTTACCTGACTCCACTACGGGAGCTTCAAAATCTGGGTATTCGTCTTGACGAACAAGTTCGTAACCTTCTCGGATTTTTGCTGAAATATTAGACCTATCTTCGTGTCCTCTAACTTCTGCTCGAATCCAACGGTGTTTATACCCATCTGGTGCAGGTGGTGCATCTAGCATTGACGGTGGACGCCACGGCTTACGCCTTGTCGTAGCACTCCTAGTTTCTTTTGCACGGGAGGATCGTGGAATTGCTTTTGAACCTTCTGTAGAACTATTTAATTCTTTAGTATTTTCAGTCATATTTCACCTATCCTTTTACGTGTTTGGCGTATTCTTCTAGTGGCACACCTAATTTTTTTGCAATAGCTACTTGGCTTGGTGTGAGTTTTACCTTGTTGCGCCCAGTTTTTTTACTTCCTCGCGAAACTCCTGCAACTGTTTGGGCGGTTTTGTTACTGGTTTCGTTATTGTCTTTAAACTTATGAGCGAACTCATTTTTTATTCGACTATCTAATTCATCATAATATGAATCAGACTTAGGATCAAATCCTTCTTCTTCAACTAATTTTTTGTGTATACCAAAAGCAGCAAAAGTCATAGTGTAATCACTACCAAACCAGTCGTTTTTAGAAGCCCATGCCTCTGCCTTCGGATCAGGTTGTTTTGGTTGCTCTGGCTGTTGGGGTGCTTGAGTTAAAGCTTCGCTGGCTGCTTTTTGCTGCTGTTCTTGTTGAGCTTTAGCTTGGTTGTATCTATCTTCTGCAACCGCTAATTGTGTTAATTTACGCTGTGCTTCTACGGTTGCTTGAGAGTCGCCTGTTTCAACCGCATTTTTTAAAGCGGATTCTGCTTGAGCTTGCTCTGCAGAAATACGACTGCCGTATTCTGAAATGTAGTTTTGATCTAACGTTTGTAACCTAGACCTAACTTTATCGGCTTCTTCTTTCATACTCTGCGCGTAACGAACAGCTTCTTCTCGTTCTCGCTCAGTATCTTTTACACGCCTTGTTAATTTATTTATTCTTTTCTGAACAGCTTTTCCATACTGTTCTTGTTCTTGCTCAGAAGTAGTTTCTTTAGATTCCTCTTTAGGTTCTTCAACTTCAGTAGCGTTATCTTTTATTTCGACCTCTACTGATTCTTCAGAAGTTTCTAAAGGAATTTCTGTTTGTTCTACTTCTGTTTCTTGCATTTCTGTAGCAGACATAGATCAGTTCCTTTTAGTTATGTAGTATATCTTCGGGGTTTTTAATCGTGGCTAGAACTTCGTCGTCATTGAGAATACGAACTTCTCCGCCCTCTATTTTAAATCTGGAACCAGCGTAACGAGCAAAAACAACCCATTGTTTTTCTTCGCACCACGGTCCTGTAGGAAATTTTTCTTTATCTTTATAAGCCAAAGGACCCATTTTTAAAACATACCCAGCTACTGTTTGTATCTGAGTTTCGTCTAAAGTGTTATCAGCCAATAATATTCCGCCTTTTGTAGCTTTTGGAGGTCGATAAGGAAGTATAAGCATACGCCACCCAGTAGGGGCAGGTAGTCTTTCTAATACGGGTTCGTCTATTAAGGAAGGATCTAACGTTTTTTCTTTTGCTTCGACATAAAGAGATTTTAATAAATCTTTTTTATCGTCTTTTTTCTTTACTGCAGCTTCAGCCATCTAGCTTCTCCTGTTGTTCTAGCATATTTGAGAGCTCCTGGCGTACTAAATCTAAACCATTCAACTCCCCCATAAGTTCTCGATACTGTTCCATATTCTTTATTCCGTTATTTTCTAAAAGTTCTCTGATCTGAGTTCGTCTTTCTCTAATAACTTTTAAAGTAAATTGAACAACATCTATTTCGTCCATACTTCGGTCCTAATCTTACAGTAGATTAAACTTGTTTCCAATCTTTACCTTCAAATAACAATGATTCTGCTTCCCTTCTTCTCACTAAACCGTCTAAAATTTCACCGCCCGCTTTATTCCACCTTTTCATCTCACTTGGTACTTTGTTGTATTGTTTGTCGTTCAATACACTTAACATAGTAGAACTGTTTAAATTACTTGGACCGAGATTAAACGTCCACGCAACTAAAGCATCAAATTGATTTTGAGTTAAATCTACTGTTACAGCATCATTTACATAGTTTTCAAACTCTTCAAGATCCTCAGAAAGTAAATGTTCCGCTTCGTCTTGGTTTATTTTGTCGCCTTCTTTAACACCAGCTGTGTGACCGTACCCTATAGTCCAAACATTTGCACTACACTGATAAGATTCTAATTCACACCCTTCAAATTTTTTTATTAAGGCTTTTCCTTCTTCTGAAATATTCACACTACTCCCCTTTGTCAGTATGCGACGCACCAAAGTAAAAAGATATGATAGCACTAGCTAATCCTCCTAGATATCCCAACACTAAATTAATAAGTGCTTCTGAATTTTGTTCGGGTGGTTGTAGAGTTACT